CAGAAACTTTAAAGTCTGCTGAGACATTTAACCCCCCTCCACACATTATGACACGTCATTTTTCCCCTATAGCCTGGGGTGGAACTGACTCATACGATGACGGTAACTCCTACAATCAACTAGGCATGTTTTACCAAGATCCTGATCTGGTATCTAATACTGCAAAGGTTTACGACAGCAAGGTACAAAAGTTTTGGGGTTTTAGGTTTATCTTTAACCCTACTTTTTACAACTATCAAATGTCTCAAACTAATAACGTTGACTGGGGTAGAAAAAACGAAAATAACGCCGTATTAATTACTGGCGGAGGAACAATATCTCTACGCTTAGTTTTAGACAGAGTTGCGGATATGAACACTGTTCGTAGATGGGTTATGGATGGAAGAACAGCTACTATTGGTGCCCCTAACTACCCTATTAATTTAACCCCAGAGCAGTGTGAAGGGCTATTACGACGTGGAACTGAATACGATATGGAGTACATGTTCCGCGTGTTTAACGGTAACCCTGAAAAAGCACCCCTACTAGGAAACCCAGTTGGTAACCTAGAGATGGCTACTGCTAACTTGGGCTTTGTTACTTCTTTGCCATTTATCTTTAAGTTAAACGATCAACTAAGATACAAAGTAATTCTTTCTAGTCTTACGGTACAGCATGATCTATTTACTAAAGAAATGATCCCTATTAGAAGTTTGGTGGACCTCACTCTTGAGCGTATTCCAGACTTCTACTACGACAAGTCTAAGTACCTCAGTATTGACTCTAAGACTAAACTTATTCAGACGCTTCCTGCGTCTGCTACAGCGAGTGGCGCTTCTAGCACAGCTAGAAGAGTTCCTCCTAGAGGGGCTATGGGTATTGAATAATGGCTGTATTTAGATCATCACGCTATTACACCGGAGACGCTCAACAAATCAAGAATAAAACTACCGGCTTATTTAACTGGACTGTTTATCGTGACTTTCCAGGAGCAACTCAGATTAGTTATATTGACTATACCTGGGTAGATGGTGACCGCATTGACTATTTAGCGGACGTATTTCTGGGTAACGGAACTCTTTGGTGGAAAATTATGGACATCAACCCTACTATCCAAGACCCGTTCTCTATAAAAGAGGGAACTGTAATACGGATCCCTAGGAGTTAACCGTGACTATTTTAAGTAAAAATTTACGTGCTAACTTGCCTATTGAACGTCCACACAGTCGATCTGTATCGTTTAGTAAAAGTCCGGATTTTGTCCTTACCTTAATAAGCGCAAGATTAACACAAGAGCTAGATTCGCATGAGATATTAACCCTTCGTTTTGCTGGAAAAGTTAACAGCAACGAAGGAACTATTGTTTCTGGTGATCCAGTTGAGTTTAAATGGACTAGCGGTATTAACGAAAACACCTTTATTGGGTATGTGCATAGCATTAAACCCACCACTATTGAAGAAAACGAAACTGAAGTATATTGCGTATCTCCATCGTATTTATTAAAAAATACTGATCAAAAGATATATAAAAACGTAACTGCCGATGCAGTAGTCTCTAAAATTGCTTCTAAATATGGTCTAAAAGCAGTTACCCAAAGACACCCAAGAGTGTTTTCTGCGGTAACTCAAGCGGGTCAAAGCGACTGGCAGCTTCTTCGTACGTTAGCGAATCAAACAGGTTTTGCCTTAAAGACAGAAAAAACAACACTATATTTTATGTCTAAAGATAAGTTGTCATCTTCTAGCAAATCTTCTGCTCCATATTTTTATACTGAAAATATAAAACCATTATCTAAAGTAGCTTCTCAATTTGGTACCGTGTATAGCTTTAAACCTATGATTTCAGATGAAGCTCCAGATATGTTGGGAGCTACTGTAGATCGAGTAGTTACTGGTATCCATCAAGTAACGGACGCCCCTATAAGCACTACACACAGCTCTAAACCTGGATCTAAGAAAACACTGGGTGTTGTTATACCAAGTCAAGCATATTTAAATGGAGAGATCTGATGACTGCAACTCATTCCTCTTCTACAAATAAAGCAACTTTTATACGTCATTTACCTTTTGAAAGCGCTACCAGCTTAGCAGATGCTAAGTACATAGCCACTGACCGAGCTGAAACGTATAGATACAAATATCGAGGAGTCGCAATACTTGCTGGAGATGCTGGGGTAAAAGTTGGTCAATTAATTTATCTGGACGGACTTTCTCAGGGAATGTCTGGATACTGGACTGTTTTACGTGTAGATCACGTGTTTGGTAGCGGTAACGCTTCTTATCAATTAGAAGTTTTACTTGGTACAGATGTTCTTGGAGATGTATCAGAGAATGTGGGGGCAGATACAGAAGTACGCGATTTTGCCGCAGAACTAGCAGAACAGTCTTTAGATGCGGCCCCATCCACCCTTACAGATTACTCTTTTGGCGTAAACGCTGGCAAGGTAGAGTCATCTGTAGCATATGCGCCATCTAGTAAAGTAGTAGCTCCAGCGTACGCACCAGCAGCACCTACGTCTTATGAACCCAACATATATAAAACTGAGGTACCAAACTTTTCAAGCGTTAAACGAACTACAACATGGGCGGCAAAATAATGGCAATAGCTAACGATATGGAATACATGTTAGACCCTCAGGGTAGGCCAAGATTCTTTGGCCTGTACGAAGGCACTGTAGTAGACATAAATGATCCTTTAAAGAAAAACAGGATAAAGCTTTCTGTTACGGTTACTGGTAAAGAAACCAGTAACTGGGCTAGGGCTCTTCTTCCCATCACTGTAAATTCAAACCACCCTGATCATCAAGAACATACCGCTGCTCAGATTGCCGCCCTGTTAACTACAACACCCGTGTCAGTCACAGATTCACGAGGGGACACAGAAACAGTCCCCGCTTTGACAGTTGTGGCTAAGGCAGGGGCTGGTACCCTTAAACATCCGCATAAAACTACTGCGAATACCACCAAAAAGTGGAATGACGCAACGGATATAAGTGCTACAGAAGAGCACACTCTTCACAGGCTGTTGCCTAAAAAGGGACAAAAAGTTTGGGTAATGTTTGTTGCAGGATTAGTAAACGAACCAGTATGGGTAGGAGTACAGGAACCTAAATGAAAGCTATTTCATATCCTTTTACTCTTGATCCATTTGGTGTTGTAGAGTCTACAGAAAATCAAACTAAAATATATCAAGATAGAGTTTTAACCCTGCTATCCACCGCCGTTGGAGAAAGACCAATGCGCCCTACGTATGGCACAGATGTTGCTAGAGCCATGTTTGAAAACCAAACTGATGCTAAAAAAGCTATCGATCAAGCTATTAGAAAAGCTATAAGCACTTGGATACCTGAAGTAGATGTGGATTCCGTAAATGTAACCACTTTTGATGATTCAGGAAAAGTGGGGGTAGAAGTAAACATTATTTTGCCAGACTTTACATCAACAACTATTAACGTTTTAAGTACAACCCTTAATCCAAACGGCTCTACCACGAGGTGATGAATAATGGCTAATGAAGTCCCTTCCCAAATAGACTACACATCTAGAGACTACTACTCTCTATTAACAGATCTAACAAGTCTTGTTAATGTAAGAACAGACACCGATTGGGCCGCTGACGACCCTAATGATTTAGGCACTGTTATTTTGGAATCTTTTGCCTACATGGGTGACGTCATGTCTTATTACATTGATAGAGTTGCTAACGAGCTTTCGATTGATACCGCAGCTCGTAGAAAAACACTTGTTGATATTGGAAAGCTTTTTGGATACCGAGTTTCTGGTCCAACTCCAGCCACAGTATCGGTTCGTTTTGAAAACATAAGCGATAGCCCTATTGATATTCCGGTAGGAACTCAAGTACTAGCTACACTTCTTTATGGAAATTATACAGAAGTTTATTTTGAAACTATTCAAAGCGCCGTACAGTTAGCTGCTGGAGATAATATAACCTTGTTAGCTAGAGAAGGAAAAACAGTAAATACTGATCGTCCTGACTTAATTAGCGCAACAACTAATAAACCTCTTCCAGTTAACTTAGGAACATCTGCAGGAACTGCTGATCAATCTTTTGAATTAACAGACGCAAATGTTGTTGATACATCAATTGTCGTATATGTTGGTCAAGGAGAAGCGTTTGCTCCTTGGACATTCGTAGACACTTTGTCTGAGTTTGGCCCTTCCGCACTTGTGTTTACAACAAGCGTAGATGAAGCAGGCAAAACATCAGTAGTATTTGGTGATGGAGTAAACGGATCTATTCCGCCGTACGGTCAAGTTATTAGCGCACTGTATAAAGTTTCTGTAGGAGCAGCTGGAAATCTGTCCCAAAACACTATTGAAGAAGTAACTTTTATTCCAGGCAATAACACACCTGAAGTTGTTGGTTACCTATCAGTTACAAATCCAGCTGCAA